GTAGCACCTCGTGCTAAAAAAACGCCCTCATTGTGTGCGCCCTTGCGTGAGTTACATGGTGCACAACATGCCACTAAGTTATCAAGCTCATGACCACCACCATTGGCTCGAGGTATTACATGATCAACCTGTGTTGCCTCACCACTACAATAAGCACAGATGTATGAGTCACGCTTGAGTACACGCAATCGCTGATCCTTCCAGCGTTGAGTACCTAACTCTCTATGACTTGCAGCTCTACTCAATGCCAACCCTTAATCTTAAAGTGAGACCATGCTTTGCATGCTGATCCATCATACCTATGATCTAAGTATCTCATGTGAAGCTGTATTTGTTGCATAGGTGTCATGTCTTTAGCAATAGGGTTCTTAATCTGTAATAAGCCATAGACATAGCTCTTACTAGGACTAGATAGATTACCTACTGCTTTATGATTCCATGCTGATTCTTTACTAATGAGTAACTTAATACATGTAGCCTCATGCTTTGGCATTGTCGCATTTATGTATTTTCTAGGGTCGTATTTAAATGCTTCTATTGAGCCCGTGTTTGCATGCTGCATAGGAGCAAACAGAGCTATCACAATAGCGATGGCTACCGAGCGATCTATCCGCTCGCGGATCGCTCTGAGCCCCTGATGGGCTCTAGCCCTGAGAGTACCAGACATGTCAATCTCCTTAGTATAAGTGCAGGTCAGACGGCGTGTCGCTTATCTAACTTTCCCAATAGCCCTCAATGCTTCAATGTTTTTATCACCATAAACCCACATAGAGCAACGCCATCTGTGTTTGATTTCTTTACCTTCTCTAGTTACAAATGCCATGTTTGCAGGTAAGTAAGTCACAGCTGCGCCAGACTCCCACATTGTATTTACCCATCTACCGTTAGATGATAAAGGCACTAAGCAGATGCCATTCTTGTGATTCATAAATTTCTCAATCCAAGGTGTAATCTTGCTAAATGGTGGATTCATCCAAACCCGACCTGACCATTCAGACTCTAGACCATTATCTTCAATGGTATAGCGCCGAGTGGCTGGTACCACAATGTTTTCATTATTTCCTGAGGCAACATCTAAATCAAATGTTAAACCCAGAGCATCAAATACCCATTTAGGCGTATAACACTCATCATTCTTTACTTTAACTACTGGTTCTATTATCAATCTTTGCCCCATCCTTTGCCCTTAAAGTGAATTGGATTAGATGTAAATACTTTGCTCATTGGTTCATTACAGTATTGACATAGAACTACTGGTCGATTGTGCCATCCATGAGTGATCTCTTGATTGAGATTGCATCTTGAGCATTTGTAGTCATAGGCTGGCATGTTAAACACTTCCTTATCATGTATGACCCACATCCAGAGCAACGGTCGATGTCTGCTTCTGTAGGTTCTTTGTCTAAATGACCGTATTTAAGTATGAGTAGTGGCAACAGATCAGCTAGTCGGATTACAGCGCAATACTCAGCTGCATCTTCTCCTTGTCCGTTTAGCCTTAATACCCCGAACCCCAATTCCCCCGAAATGTCGGTTCGAGCTTTCAGTTGCTTAATGTACGCCAATGGTTGGAAGCCAGTTCTACTTTTGACTTCTGCATCAAATGGGACATTGAGAATGTCTTTGCCACTACCCCTTCCAACACATGCATGTGGCCACCAAGTCGATAGGTACTCAGCGACCACACGCTCAGTGCGGAAACCTCTTGCCCTTCTGCTATTAGCCATTTACCGCATGACACTTGCGACACTGCCATGCACCAACTACAGGCTTTTCTTCTTTAATTACTATGTTAGCAACAATGTCTCTGGCCTCTGTTGGCTCATTACATAATTGACAGTTGATGATTTCTATGAATGGGATGTCATCAAAGTTCACCCATCCACCCAGACCATCCGCGTTATGTATCTCGATGTAACCCATTATGCTCTCGCTTTCTGTGGTTCCCATGTGCCTTGACTGCTTAGCTGATACCAAAGTGTTGGACACTTAGGCTCTGATCCACCTACGCCTATGTGTGTGCAGAAGTAACCGCCCCATGCTCTGCCATTTTTGTTGCCATCTTTGAACTCACGATCGCCATGCTTGCAGCTCGGCACTACTTTCTCTGTACCTAAAATCTCTGCAACAGTATTGACAGCATCTTGCATAGTTGCTGGTGCTGGCACTTCCTTAATTGACTCGTCTTGCTCACCAAATGGTGTAGTCCAGTAATCCTTTTCAACCTTAGGTGCTGGAGCCTTGACTACCTTTGTCATCTCTTCTCGGCTTGGCTTGTGCTTGTCAATGCCGATGTTCGCGTGACCACATGCAATACCAATTGCCGAAGTAGCTCCGTTTTCCAGAGCAAAATCTTTATTGACACCCCTGTCCGTAATAACCTCATTCGCAAGACCAGTCGAGAATGGCTTGTCATCTGTGGCTTCTCTATACAGGCGTGCAGCCACGATAAAACGCTTATCAGACCACTCAAGAATCTCAGTTTCAATGCGACCATTTGGATACCTCTTCCAGAACTCAATAACACGCTCACGAACCGTGGTGTACTCATCTAGATTGAACATTAGTTATTCGCCCCCCACATCACATCGAAACCCTTGTCCTTAAATTGTTTGACCACAGATTCAATAACCAAATCATGAGGTAATCCTACAAACTCGATAAAAATTAACTTATCCTTTGGATCACCGATCTCCTGCACATAAATACGCTTAGACATAAAGATCATTCTCCTCTGTTGCTAGTTGTCCACCGAGTGCGCCGTAGCTGCAAAGATCGACCCAGTTATCAAGGTGCTGTGCTGATTGATTAGTTCTTGCAAGTTTAACGAGTACCATGATCCCTGCCACTTGATAGTCATGTATTGGCATTTGTAGGTATGCACTGAGCAGCATCGCTGTGTGTTGCAAGTTATCTGCTGGGTGACCGTATGAAAGGCCACGATCAGAGATTGTGTCTGTTGCGTTGAGTAGGATGTCACGAGCGATCATTCTTGCCAAAATTCTTGGCGATTGACTGCCCGTCCTCGATGGTAGCCCTCACGGAATCCTTTTTGGTAATTGCCTTGTGCTACATGTGAATAAATCAATCCAACTAATAAAGGAAACAGCAATAGAGCTGCTCCGATAATCTGATTGTCAGTCATCTTGCTCCTATCGCACCAGCGCCCTCGGCTGGTGACAGGCTTAGTGTTGCATACCCGTCAGACTATTTGGGTTTAATTTGATAACGAAATGATAACGATTCTGCCTCATCGACTGCATCGTCAATAGTCTTACGGACAGGAAAGATGTCTCTAACGAGGTCGTCCATAGACCTTGCCATTGACTATGAATGTGCCATTCTTCTCAATGTAGATTAGATCGACTTGGACATTCTTATTGTGGACATACATGATGGCAAAAGCCTGTTGCCAATTTGCCGTTCCTTTGGTGTATGCGGCCTGTTTGAAGTCCATTAGGTTTCCTACCTCAACCCCATGTAGAACACGCCCCAAACGGCCTCCTATGGCTTCTGAGAAGGATGTGCGGCCTGCCCTGTGGGTGTGTCCAGAGATGATGTTTGTGCCTGTACGCCTAGCCGCTTCCATCGCGCTTAGACCACCCTGTGATTTGATAGGTGTATGGTCGCCATGCACTGCCACCCAATTAGGTGCCAGCACCATAGGCTTCTTATGGAAAGTAATACCAAGCTCATCAAATTTCATAAACTTCTCAAAGCGCAGCTCTGGCAAGGATAGGAAAGATGGGATCTTTTTCATAATGATGTTGTAAATTCGATCCGTATGATTTGATCTTATGCAATCAGTCACGCCCAAAGACCAAAGAAGCTCTACACAGCGATCACGATCATCGCCTAGTGTCTGCTCATAAGCTAAAGGTGTGCCATCTGACCACTTGCTTATTGTCTGGAAATCTATTTCATCGCCAATAGTGACGGTTTGATCTGGCTTGAAGGTTTGTAAAAACTTGGCAATGTTGCGTGTTACATGCACATCCTCAAAGGGAACTTGAAGATCAGACAAAATAACTATTCGCTTAATCGTCATCCTCATCTTCGTAATCGCCGAACCTTTCTGGATCGACTGGAGTAGGCAAGATCCACGCAGGATAAGCTGTTGGCTCAATGATGATTGCTAATGCCAAATCAACATCCATGCCTGCTCTACGCAATGCTCGATACATTTCTTGCAGGGAAATTGCCCAAGCATCAAGAGCTGTGTAAGTGTCTAGGTCTATAACCTTTTTTCTTGCCATAAGATAATTGTCACTTCTCTAGTATGCGAAGGATAGTTTCGACACGCGCCTCAAGTAGGTTTATTTGATCGCGCATAGATGAGCCACTATTTGGCTTTAGCTCTTGAAGGTAGATAACCGAACACGCCTGATAGTACTGACCACAACACTGCTCTGTAGTCTAAGTCAAAGTTTGTTGCTGACCATGCTGCTAGAAATGCCCCTGCTGCAAGGATTGCTGGATTCTTGAGATTCATAGTGTTCCGCCTAACATAGGTATTTGATAAAATTCACCGCGTAAGTCAGCTTCTTTCTTAAAGCTAAAATGAGCATGGTGAGCGTGTTTGTTTGCACCCTTGTACTTCCTTTTAATAAATCTAAACTTGGATGAATAGATGAACCCATCAAAGATGATGTAATCAATACGCTTTTCGGATCGTGTCTTACAGGCTCTGACAATCTGATCAACAATGTAGGGCATGAGGTCAGGTTTTGACTTACCAGATACATCTCGATCGACATCGATCGCTCTAACATACCCAGTTTTTGGACAAGGCACATGGTCACTAGTACCCGCTGCAAGGTGTCTTGCATCCGCAATCCAGCCATCGGAACGGCGATCACGATCTGGATAGGCATCGTCAAACTGCTCGCGTAGTTGTATGCCAGCTTTGCTGAGTCTTGGATTCATTATCCTAGAAGGATTGCCGCTTCATCGGCTGTGAGTCCGAGACGATCGAGAATCTGTGCGCGAGCTGCTGCTTTGTCAGCTGCTGCCTTCTCATCTGCCTTGCGTTGTGTTTCGGCTTCTGCTGCGTCTGCTTCGCGCTGTGCTACTTCTTCATCGGTTAGTTCTATCTCAAGAACCTCACCTGTTGTGCAGTTAACTTCGATGCGTGTTGGATTAGGCATTTTTTACTCCGTATAGATAGAAGGATGTTCCTGCTGCCCATGATGCTGAGTAGTAGGTTGATGGTCTTAATAAAATACTTGTAACAGCTGCAGTCACTGGCGCTAAATTTGCTTGCACATATCGGTAAGCAGTGGATGAGTTTAACTCCTCTGCAGAATCTATAGAAATTTGTTTATTTGTAGATGATGTGTAAGAAGGTATGTAGGACTCAAGATTAGTAAAAACAGTAGATGATAATCCTGTCGTGTTTATTTCTGGCCCAATGATAAATGTAGAAGCGGTATCTCTAGTTGATGCAGAAGCGCCACCTGTTCCGTATAACTGTGTCCCAGAATAACCTGATGTTGTTGAGTTAAATTGCATAAATAAATAATCAGTACCAGCAGCAGCGCGGGTGGTCAATACAGAAGCTCTAATTACTAAATCCGTAAAGGTACTCGGAATAGCAGTAAAGGTATAAGAGGCAGCCGATGAAAGTAGTGTCTCGCCTTTGATGAGTGTGTAGGTACTAGGCATTTTTTATCCCATACAGAGTTGCAGTTGTGCCTGAAGTAAAATTCCAGTTTTCTCTAGTTATTGTGATTGAGTTGATCGCAGCAGTATTACGCCATAGTGAAACTTGGCGATAAACAGTTCCCGCTCCATTACTGTCAGATGAATAATCAATTAAAACTGTTTTGTTTGTTGAACCAGCATAAGAAAAAATGTCCATAATTGTTAAAGCTGGAATAGTTGTCGTTGCATCCTGATAGCCACCTACTTCAATTTTAGTTACAGATGTATTTCTTGATGATTGAGCAGCGGTTCCAACGCCTCTAATGTAAGTGTCAGAGTAGTTAGACCCAGTATCGCCGTTAAACCTAAAGGATAACCAACCATAACTTCCAGCGGCTAAGTGACTCATGACTAGGCGCAAGTCTGTATAGGTAGATGGAATAGACGATAGCGAAAATGAGACAGTCGATGTTGTTAAAGTAGTGGTCATTATCGGCTCGTATGTGGCTGGCATGTTACCCCTTAATTCCGTAGAGTGAAAATACAGTTCCCGCTGCAAAAGCAGATGCAGGTAATAAAGTCACAGAAGTGATTGCAGATGTGGACATCCAAAAACCTGAAGATAAACCTAAACGCCTATTAGTATCTCCAACATTGTCATTCACTCCACCAAAATGTCTTAATGTTTTATTCTTTGTTGTTGATGCATAATCGATAATGTCTATAATTGAACCACCAAAACAATTGGCTGTCATACTGCTATCTGTTCCTGAATAAGCTGTGTAAAGTTGATTTTGAGCAGTATTACCAATTGCGTAAACCGCAGAGCCATCACCATAAATTGCGTGATAAGGATAG